CTGCTACTGAAAAACTTTATGGTTTTCACAGATTGGAAAAACCCTTGGTCGCAATACCACATGAGGGTAAGTTTATAATTGGTCCTTATAATGAAATTAACGAAAGATTAGAAAAAGTGGGATTGAAAATAAACGAAGATGTTGCACCACCAGAACCGTACAAAGGATGAGCGTAGATAGTCAATTTAAACTTGGAAACATATCTGTTCATGCGACGCAGAATGAAGGACACTCACCAGAATTTTGGGCCGAACAAGCAACAAAAAAAATTTGCGATTATTCTAACGAGGCACCAGAGCATATAAAACAACAGGCCCACGCTTTCCAAACTCAAGTTTATAATGTAATCTTACATAGTATAAAAAATGCAATTAAGTCGAAAAACACGACTTATGTAAATTTGTTAAAAAAACAAGGCCACAGTGACATGGCCGATATTATTAAGGAGCTTTAAATGGCTATTACATCGGCAATATGCACAAGTTTCAAACAAGAGCTTTTGGTTGGAACACACAACTTTACTGCAAGTAGTGGTAATTCTTTTAAATTAGCGCTATACACCTCATCGGCTACCTTGGGCGCTGGAACAACTGCGTTTACCACCACAGGCCAAGCAAGTGGAACCAACTATACTTCTGGTGGGTCTGCTTTGACAAATGTGACACCAGTAGCCTCTGGAACAACTGCTGTTTGTGATTTTGCTGATTTAACTTTTAGTAATGCAACTGTGACAGCTAGAGGTTGCTTGATCTACAACGACACTAATAGTGACAAGGCTGTTTGTGCTATTGACTTTGGTGGAGATAAAACTAGCACAGCTGGTGACTTTACGATTGTATTTCCAAGTGCAACAGCTACAGGTGCAATTATTAGATTGGCTTAATTCTATTTTTAAAATGGTAGAATTTAAATATGCCGCTAACAAAAGTTAATTTCAGACCAGGAATCAATAAAGAGGAAACCGACTATTCTAATGAGGGTGGTTGGGTTGACGGTAATTTTATTCGGTTCAGAAAAGGTCGTGTTGAAAAAATTGGTGGCTGGGAAAAATACATAGATTCTACCCTTATCGGGTCCCCAAGAGCTTTACATGCCTGGATTGCACTAGATGGATCTCAATATCTTGGTGTCGGCACTACTAACAAATATTACGTTGAAAATGGTAATGTTTATTACGATGTAACCCCGATTCGCAGGTCCTCAACCAATTCAACAACGTTCGGGGCCACAAATGGTTCCTCAACGATTACCGTTACCGAAACAGGTCATGGCGCAGTAAACGGAGATTTTGTAACTTTTTCAAGCGCTGTAAGTTTGGGTGGTAATATTACTGCAACGGTCTTGAATCAAGAGTATCAAATAACCCTAGTTACGGGCGCAAACACCTACGAAATTACTGCAAAAGATACCTCTGGTGCTACAGTGACAGCTAATGCCAGTGATTCGGGTAATGGTGGTTCGGCAACCGACGCAGTTTATCAAATCAACTCTGGCCTAGATGTTTTTGTACCTAGCACGGGTTGGGGTGTTGGAACATGGGGTGCTGGAGCCTGGGGAGCCGCTACAGCCTTGAGCGATACAAACAACTTAAGACTTTGGACACACGACAATTTCGGTGAAGATTTAATAATAAATCCAAGAGCTGGCGGCATATTTAAGTGGGATGAAAGCAATGGCCTAACAACTAGGGCAGTAGAATTATCTGGTATTTCTGGGGCCAACAAAGTGCCGACAAAAGCCTTGCAAGTAATTACCTCAGAAACAGATAGGCATTTAATTGTTTTAGGCGCCGACCCTCTAAGTGGCGGCTCCAGGACGGGCGCCATAGACCCCATGCTGGTGGCTTTTTCGGACCAAGAAAACGAACTAGAGTTTGAGCCGTTAAGCACGAACTCTGCTGGTTCTTTACGCTTATCAAGCGGTTCATCAATAATAGCTGGCATCAAATCCAGGCAAGAAGTTTTAATCTGGACCGATACTTCCTTATACAGCATGCAGTTTATCGGGCCTCCGTTGACTTTTGCGATGAACCTTATCAACGAGGGCGCTGGATTGATTGGCCCGAAAGCAGTGGTCAACGCACCTAACGGTGTTTTTTATATGTCTAAAAACGCCTTCTATTTTTACAACGGCTCAATCAAAAAATTAAATTGCAGTGTGCAAGACTACGTTTTCGGTGACTTAAATGTAGACCAATCGTTCAAATGTTTTGCTGGTTTGAATGAGGAGTTTTCAGAGATTTGGTTTTTCTACCCCTCACAAACGGACAGCACCGACGAAATATCAAGATATGTTATATATAACTATGAAGAAGATTCCTGGAGTATTGGTTCACTAGAGAGATACGCTTGGTTGAATCCTGGTATTAATGAAAAGCCTCTGGCCGCAGGAGAAACATCTTCCTCAAAAGTCATATATCAACACGAAACTGGGTTCAACAACGACGCGAGCTCAATGGATGGTGTGTTTATAGAGTCTGCGGATATAGATATAACAGACGGCGATAGTTTCGTATTTTTGAAAAAAATCATACCCGACATCTTATTTCAGACACAAACTGGTACAAACCCCGACCCAGCAATAAATGTTGTGGTCAAAAGAAGGGACTTTAATAATCAAACCCTTACTACCGACTCAACCACGCAGATTAAAAACACCTCAACGTTTTCTAATTTAAGAACCAGGACCAGACAATTTGTTTTACGGTTTGAATCGGACGACGATAATACAGAGGCGGACAGAAAAAATTATAAATGGAGATTGGGTAATACCCGTGTAGATATACAACAATCTGGACGTAGATAATGGCTAAATTACTGCCTACCCGACTTCCACAGGCCCAGGGAACAGAGGTTTCCGTTGACACGTTCAATAGGCTTGTAAGAATATTAGAGTTAAACCTAGGCGCGGAGGACCCAGATGTCATACGGAGCTATACAAATACAGAGCTTGGCGAATTGCAATTCGCTACTGGAGCGATTATATTTAACAGTACGACAGAGGTTCATCAAGGCTTTGATGGCACTGAGTTTAGGAATCTCTACGAACACCAGACATACCTTACTGGGTTGTCTGCAACAGCGAGTATAGGAGCTGTAACAGTAACGATAGGATAGATATGAAACCAAACGCAGATAATTTACTCAAAGCTACTCAAATGGCGTCCACTATGACACCAATGTCTGGGACTACTGGCATGATGACAACAGGTGCCATGAGAATGGGTCCAGCACTAAAAGGAGCTATATCTAATAGAGAATTAGAAATATTTGAGAGATCTTTACCAGACAGCTCTGATAATTTGTCGTTCCAACAAAGAATGAATAATTTACAGGCCGCAAACACAATGAACATGATAGGTCAAACTAAAGGCGCTATATCAAATGCAGAAATGGAATTATTCGAGCAGGCTCAAATGTCAACAGACCCCGAAGAGAGAGAAGGTTTAATGGCCTTAATAGAGAAATTACAGGCCCAGGCAAATGCACCGATGGGTGAAATTGCTCAAGAGCTTGCGGCCATGGGTGGCGGAGAAGATACTGCCTTGGCCCACGTTAGACCAGGTGAAGTGGTTGTCCCTCCAGAAATCGTGCAAGACCCAGAAGTAGAAAGTTTATTAGAGAGCAAGTTTAACCAAATGGGTATCAACCCCGAAGAGGCTGTAGTCGGTATTGGTATAGCAAGTCTTAACCCAAACACAGGCTTAGAACAATTTGGTTTCTTCAAAAAAATAGGCAAAAAACTCGGCAAAGTAGTTAAAAAAGTAGCGCCCATCGCG